GTCAAAGCAGTAGTTGACCCGGCCAGTCCGCTTCCACTAACTGGTGTACCCGATGTGGACCAGCCTGCTGCCGCATCACCACCAACAGACTTACCCGTGGTAGTTTGCTGACCCAGAAGACGAATGAAGGTCAGAGGGGCCACATTCGAACGAAGGAAAGCTTTAGCTGCATAGGTTCCGTACATCGGCGATTGGTAGTTGCCATCGCGGTAAACGTCCCCACCTCCTGAACCAGCAACAGTATCGCCGAACTCTGTTACGAAATCCGAATACGAACTAACTTTTACCGGTGTCATCGCAAGGCCTCTGCGTGAGCGCCCAATTACGACCGGTCCAATGGCATCTGCACTCTTGGGAATAAAGGAGTTATCAATCTCGTTGATAAACACCCCCGGAGATACAAATTTAAAACTTTTCACTGACATTATGTGTCCCTCTCTTTGGTTTAATGTTCTTTATGCTTGCGCAATCAAAGATAAATAGTATTTTTAATCCCAAAGACACTTCAGGAAGTGTTTTATGAGCCAAAAAAGTCTTCGGTGCCCGGCAGAGGCTCGGATTCACGGGGGTATGTAAGCTCTACAATACTCTCTTCTACAGCTACAATTGGGCGATCATCGTTTTCGCCTTCTCCCATTAAGTAGCCAAGCACTCTGATGTTTATTTCAGATGAGAACATTCTCATCTCTTCTTCAAGATTAGACACATTATTATTATGTGCAAAACTCTGATCTATAAAAGCTTCATAAGAGTGGCCATTTCTTTTCATAGTAAAAGCGTTAATTTGGCCAGTTCTAGTTATAAAAGGTGCCATCATCTCATTCATCTGTTGTTGGTATTCACATTTAATAATAATCTTGTATTCTACATTAACATATACAGGGATTGGTATTGAAAGCGTCTGGATTACAACTTTTTTATTAATTCGTGGCGAGTATTGTTGTCTTTTTCCTACCGAGATGTTTCTGGAGGCCTGTACGACAGCAAAATTTCTAGTTTTATCTTGTTTAATCTTCTTTGCCAATATCATTCTACCAACACGGCCATTTCTATCTTTAGAATATAGATGCGCTTGATAAGATCCTTTCCGCGCGGGGTCTTTCGTGATATTTGTTCTTTCAATGCTTATTATGGGAAGTTTTAAGGCGCCGGCATCGTCTCGCAACTCTTTTTCGTTCTTGATCTGGAATGAACGCTCGGGTGTTTGCCACAAAACTGGCACTTTTACGAAACCCTCGTTAGTGGTGGCACTGAGTGACAGGTCTTCCTTGAGCCACGAGACCAAAGAATAGTCAATATTCTCAATATCCGACACTAACATGCCGATTTCCTTTAATGACAGGCTTTTTGTGTCTACTGGCAGTTGTGCAAAGTCAAAATTATCAGGAAGCATCAAATAAACCCTTTCTTGCTCTTCTACAACGAGCAGCAATCTCAAACTCTTTACCAGCTTGGCCGAATAAGAGCTTTGGCTCTGCTAAAGTAACAATTTCATAGTAATAATCGCCGTACAAAACAAAGTCCCCTTCTCTTACATAGAGGTCTTGGTCTTCTTCAAGGCGTCTTTTATGAAAATGTACCATGATTTCCCAGGATTTGTCAATTCCAGCACTTTCCATGTAGTCAGTGGAATAATCAGTGAATTCAATTAAAGCGTAAACGCGTATAGGAGGCAGATAGGTTTTTTTAATCGCTTCACCATAGAGTTCGTTAAACTTTGTAGCTCGAAGATCAATCGAGTAATATAAGATCTGTTGACCTATGACCTTCTCAACAAGCTCATCATTAACTTGTTTAACAAGATCTCGCTCTTTCTTACCTAAAAAGAGAGGCGGAGGTGGTGCTGCGGGCTTTGACCATTTGCTATCGTCTGACATCTACTCTCTCCTATCCTACAAAAATGGGCAATGGCGAACGCCTTAAGGTTTCCTCTGCAGCGGTGCTCTTTTCTTGGTCTTTCTTGGCCAATTCTGGGTATTCTACTTCTTTGAGGAGTTCTGTCAGCTTGTCGCGGAGATTCTGTTGCTCTTCTTTTGCTTGACTAAGCAATTCAGAGTGGTTTAATGTAACGCTGTCACCCGGAATTGGCAATGTTTGGAACTTGCCGCGGATCTGCCCTAACATCTCTTTAGAAAGAGCAAGTGCATATTTTCTAATCCATTGCTTACCAATGGCATTAATGTTTTCGTAAGGTATATTATCAAAGGGTAGCGTATTTAGGTTGTTAATACCTTCAATACCTGTGTCAGTATCACCCTCTTCTTCAAAGATATTTGATTTAATCCTAAATCTAAACCAAATACGATCAAGGTAGCCAGCAAAGTTATCAGCTCCGCGAGGCGCCGGATATAATCTCAATTTGTTGTTGATAAGCTCATAAGAGTAGTGCGAGGTTCTTGTGTAAAGCGAGTCTTCGTACATTATAGCTTGTAATTTGTTTTGCCATGTTGGAATAATCTCAAATGTAGAGTCATCGGCATATTGACCGTATGTCGAAGAGTTACCCACCACGCCAACACCGCCATAATACCCATAGAATCTCCACATTGCAATTGGCGAACGATAAAAAACTTTATCAATAATAATTCGTTTATCTGTAACTTTACCAGCATAATCAATGGCGTCACCATTATCATTGACACCAGAAGCTGAAGAACTAGAAATAATTGTTTGTAAATCGTAGTCTTGTTGATTTTTTGTAGTTGTGAAGGATGCCGAGTAGATACTTGTAGTACCACCAACTCCTGCCATCGTAGACATTCCGTCCGCTATCTTGTTTGTATAGTTAGCCTCAAACCTAGGAAATCTTAGGCTAGCGCTAAGCGGGCCCGACGTAAGATTGCCTTTGTGGTTAAAGGTACCAGTAACATTACCAAGAGCATCTGATAATACATTCTTACCTTGGTGCAGATTGAAAATGTACGAATATTCCAAAACCGCTTCTTCGTACGCCGCATAAACATTGGCGGGGGTAAGCTCAATATCAACGACATCGCCGCCTAATTTTTTATAAACATAGGCAACTTGGTCAGAAGCGCCACTTAAAAATGCAACTGAACCCGTGTAAATTCCAAATGGTAACGAGTTGGAAACAGAGCCGGCCGAACCGGTTGATGTCAGTACTATAGCACTTGTTTCTGATTTTGGGCTTAGGTTTCTTGGCACGCACAGACCCTCCTACTAGGTAAATAGTTGATCATAACCAAAGATAAACACTTATATAAGATATTTACGAAGTCTTCTTAGTTGTTTTCTTTTTTGCAGCCTTACTTGGCGCTGCAGCTTTTTTTACTGGCGCCTTTTTCGCAGGTGTGGCTTTCAAAGTCGGGGCCGGGGCGACTTTTGGCTTTTCAACTGTTTTTGGTGCTACTTTCGGAGCTGGTTCTTCTGAAACCTTAGCAGTTTCTACAACTGGCTTGTTAACTGTTGGAGCATCCTCAACCTTGGTTTTAACTGTTTCAGCTATTGGAGTTTTTGTGATTTCCTCTTCTGCTTTGACAATTGCTTCGCGACGAGCTTTAGCTCTATTTTTAAACATCAATCTTTTACGTGGGTTCATAACATTTCCTTTTCTTTAAAACCTGTGCTAATAAATAGTCAGGAATTACCAAAAAAGAAAATCTGGAAAAATAGGCGCCGAAATTTTTTGGCGGATCAGCGTTTTTAAAAAGAAAAACCCCCTCAAAAAGAGGGGGCAAAACATAAAAGATATATTTTAATGCTAATCAGCTAGCAGCAGTGTCAGCAAACAAGCAGTCGCTGGCATCTACGGCCCAACCGGTTGCATGCATAAAAGTTCCGTCCGAATGAATTTCAATTCTAACACCACTTTGTGCGGTAGTTTTCGCGTTAATGAAGTCGTTGGATGTTCCATTGGCGAATGAGTTGCCATCGCCGTCGTTACACCAAATACAGCCATCAAAGAATTCTCCAGATTTAGTACCGATGTTGACAATGTTGTCCATTGTTCCGCCATCATTTTCAGTCAAAATGATTGTACAAAACCAACCCGCGCCAACATCTTCGGCACCTGGCAGCTGAATCAGTGTAGTTGCAGCAGGATTAACGTGCAAAATTGCTCCGTTGTCTGCTTCTGTCATAGTATAGTCGGCAGTTTTTGATAAATGTACACGGCCAAGTCGTGCATTGCTACCTCCCATTTTTAACTCTCTTTTTAGTCCCTCTAAAAGCGCTTGGGTTCTCGCCAAGCCTATTCTTTTACTTCCCATGTTTAAAACCCTCCATTTGTAATCATGTCAAAAACATTATGGTAAACCTTTCGGTTCGCGTATAAGTAGTCTCAACATAAAAGAAGACCCCCACCTTTCTCAAGGTGGGGGCATTCTGTGTTGTGTTACTCTTGGTTTTACACCAGATATAAGCTAAAAGCTTATATATCAGCCTCCAGACTCACCCAACAATCCGCGACAAATCACGAGTCCGTACATATCTGGACGAACCATCTTCTTCGCATAACGAGTCATCACGCCCTTGCGAGGCACGAAGTCTTCTGGTCCGAAGATTGTAGGTGTGGTTTGCAGTGGCACGTATGGTGCGTACACGTATCCGCTTTCAAGGAAAGAAGATCCGCGACGGCCGACGAGGACCACGTTGCGGAGGAAGTAAGGATCAACGATAACGTCGAACTTCTTGCTCAGCGAACCAACATTAACAGCACCAATCGTACCAGTCTCTGCATCAGCGGTAACATTAGCACGGAATCCAGCAGTGAACTCAAGGATGTTAGCAACTTCAGGTCCTACGACTACGAAGTTAGCTCCACCACGCAGAGTCTTGCGATGGATTTGTGCAGAGACATCGTTGATAGTTTCAACAAGGGTCTCGTACCACTCAGATACAGTACCAGTGAAATCAGGAGCAGCAGAGCTAGCGCCGACTTCAACACCGTTGGTCTTGTCTAAGAAAAGACCGGGTGAGCGCGACCAGTAGTAGGTTGCAGCGGTTGCACCGTTCACAAGGTCAGCAACGATCTCACGATCAATCTCAAGAGCAATTTGCTCAGAGAGAATGCTGGTCAACTCAACCTCAGCGTCAAGGTTGTGGTAGGCGTTAAGGTCTTGACCTAACTCCGGAGTCCACTTAGCCTTGAGCTTCTTCGTTTGAGCGGTAACAGCAATGCTGTCGACCTTGATGTCGATCTCAGGAATGTCTGCTTGACCTTCAAGTCCCCAAACAACCTGACCTTGAATAGAACCAATAGCATTGTCACCATTAGCAAAATCGTCAGTCTGTGGGAACTCCCAAGTACAAGAGGCAGTCATAGCAAAACCAGCTAATTGAGCACCACCAGCATCAGTACCAGAGCCGACACCGAGAGTGGTTCTAATTTCATCAGGTCTCGATGCTGCAATAACACCGGGTGCCGATGCGGTTGTACCAACGAATGTCAGAAGCATCATGTCAGCCGCGGTTGTAGAGTCCAAGGCAAGTCCAAGCTGATCAGCAATTCCAGCTGGAACAGGACGAGTCAAACGACGCACCAAACGAGCACCGGGACCAACAAGACGAAGGCCGCCACCTGCAACCATGAGTTCAGCATTAACACCAGCCGTCGCCGACGATGTAATTGCAGACAAGTTTTCTTGATCAAGTTGATCAAGAGCAGATGCCGAAATAGCAATAACACTGTACGCATGGGTAGCGAGTGCTCTGGTCTTTTGGGTAAGAGCCAGAAGGTCTGGATCATACTCGATGAGTTTACGGTCAAGGTTAGTCATACTATCATGGATAGCAGCACCAGTAACGAAAACAGCCGCGACAGACGCGTCCGAGCCACTTGGAGAACCATACGAGTAACCGCGTGCTGATGCACGAGGACCGCTAAGGTCACCACCACGGACGTCAACCAAGTCAACACCACCGGTGATTTGAGCACCGACACGGTTGGTACCGTAGATAG